GCCCAATATGACACGAAAGCCAATCGCATCTTCTTAATTGACTATTTGGCGGCGCGGAGGGAAAAAATCGATTTCTTCTTAGATGAATTGGAAAAGAGGCCCTATAGGTATGCCTATGCATACTTGCCCCATGACGTCACAAAAGAATTTATTAATAGCGATTATAGTGTGCCCTCTAAATTTCGCGCACGGAATTTTAAATATAAAATTGTACCCAAGCAGCCCAATCAGGACGCCATCATGAATTCCCTTAAGAAAATTCAAGGCCGCTTTCATCGCCTCTTTTTTAATGAGGCGGCAGTGCGTGAGGGTCTAGATGCTGTGGAGACCTATGATACTATCCGAGATAGGCAGACGGGCGAATATACCGATAAATTAAAGCACAGCGATGCCGTCGATTCGTTCCGCTATTTAATGGAGGGGCTGGAAACTGCGCGCAGCTATGATGACACTCAACAATTTATGAAAAAACAGGAAATTGCATATAGTCAACGCAAACACCCCCTCGCCGCCGCTAAAAAACGCCTTAAGAATGGCTTTAGAAAGCGCATTTGACAGGTGCCAGAACTGAGTTATAATAGTATATTGTAGGCTACCTTAACAGTTATAGTATAACACAACATTAATATTAAGTCAAGAGTAAAAATGTCAAAAACTGGAAATGAAATAATACAGAAATTTCAACACTTAAAAAGTGTTCGTAGTCCATATGAAAGTACATGGGATGATATTACAGATCTCTGTGCTCCCTATAGAAGTAAATTTGCCGAGACGGGCATTGACTATACGCCGGACACAGAAGTTATTGACACTGAAGGTCAATTGGCGGCGGAATATTTAATTTCTACTCTAATTAACGGGCTTATTAATCCAGAAACGCGTTGGATGAGGCAGCAAGCAAAAGATTCGGACCTAAGAGGTGTTTTCGAGGTTCAAAGGGAAATTGAGAAGCGCTCGAATTTAATGTTTGACTTATTTAATTCTCCTCGAAGCGGCTTTTATACTTCTATGTTTGAATGTTTAGGCGATGAAGTTTTATATGGTAATGCATGCATTGAGGCCTTCTATGAACCTGGAGAGAGCATTAAATACCGAGCTATTCATTTTGCTCAAATATATATTGCCACAGATAAAAGTGGTTTTGTCGATACTGTATATAGATGTTTTGAAATGACGGCACGTCAAATGGCCCAACAGTGGGATAAGGCAGATTTACCTAAAGTAGTACAAGACTGTTTAAAGGAAGAGCCAAATAAAAAATTTAAGATTGTACGGTGTGTAGAGCCTGAAACGAGTTATATGAAGAAATCCCGCACTAAACATAAATATTATTCTGTTTATGTACTTGTTGATACGGGTGATATAATATCAGAAGGTGGATTAAAACATTTTCCATATGTTATACCACGATGGGCTAAATTGACTGGGGAAGATTATGGGCGAGGGCCGGCTTGGACAGCCCTTCCAAATATTTTTCAATTACAAATTATGAAGATGACCTATTTTGATGTGGCGCAGCAGATTGCTGATCCAATGAAATTGGTGGCAGACGATAGTATTCTTTCTCCAATTGTTAATGAGCCAGGCGGCCTCATTGTAGGAGGTATTGATCCAGTACGTAATGTGGAACTGGTTAGACCATTTAACACTGGCGGAAACATAAATGCTGTGGATTTCATGATTCAAGATATTAAATTGGCCATACGACGCGCTTTTTATAATAATGCGCTATCTCTACAAGAAACATCGCGTATGACTCGTGAAGAGGCCCTAATTCGTCAGGATGAAGCATTTAGAACGTTGGCACCGAATGCTAATCGGATTATTCAAGAGGCTATAATACCAATTGTGGAATTGACCTATAATCTTATGAAAGATAATGGTCTATTTCCTCCAGTGGAAAATCCAGAATTAGAGGGAGTAGAATTAGAAGTTATTATGCTAAGTCCTTTATCTCGCACATCGAAGATAGAGGAAGCCAATTCCTTTACAAGATTACTTCAAACAGTTGTGGTACCTCTAGCCCAAATGGATCCGGCCGTTATGGATAATCTAAACTTAAATGAATCTTTACGTAAGAGCGCGGCCGATTTAGGTATTTCAACAGCTATTATGAACAGTCCTGAAAAAGTGGAAGAATTAAGAGATCGGCGCGAAGAACTGCAGAGGGCCCAGCTAGAGGCTCAATTAGCACAGCAGGCTGACCAAGCGGCACAAAACACACCGGAGGAACCAGATGGCACAATATAAAAACTTAAGAACGGCTTTACAAGGCATGTCCCCGGCAGCTTTAATGGAATTGGCTGAATTAGGACGTGTATATAAAGTTTCAGCTATGGGTGAACAGACTAATATGTTGTTTTTTAATGAAGGTTCGCGACATATGGCCATTGAATTATTAAAAATGGCAAAGACGAGCCCAGCTGAACTACACAAGACAAACCTTCGTGATACTTATAAACTAACAAAGGAAAAATTGAGAAATGGATAAAAGTGAATCCCAAGAAGCAACTGTTGTAGAAAATGCATCAGTTGAGGACAACTCACCAGTCGAAAAAGCACCAGTTGAGGACAGCTCGGTAGTAGAAAAGGCGCCAGCGGAAGCTACGCCAGAAAAAACATGGAGAGATGAACTTTCAGAAGAATTAAAGGGGGAAAAAGCCCTTGCTAACTATGAAAGTGTTGATGCCATGGCTAAATCCCTTTTAAATGCGCAGAAACTTGTTGGTAAAAAAGTGTCCGACATGAGTGCCGAAGATTTAATTAAAGTTAATGCTAAATTTGGAGTACCTTCAGACCCAAATAATTATGATTTCGAGGCATCCGACGAATTTAAGGCTCACGCCCATGAATTAGGATTAAACCATCAACAAGCGGCTAAATTATATGAAACTTCTGTAAAAGCGGCACAAGCGGCCGAGGAGGCTAACCTAGAAGCACTTGAGGCACATAATAAAGGGGCCGTAGAGGCCCTAGAAGCCGAATTTGGTGGAAAAATGGAAGCGAGGGTAGATCTTGCTAAAAAAGCAGCACGAGAATTAGGCGGAGAAGACCTAGAGAGCACTATTTTTAATTCTCAGATAGGATTAGACCCTAAATTAATTAAAGCCTTCTCAGAGGCCGGAAAACGGCTTTTTGACCATGAGTCAGTACAAGAAGGCACAGTATCATCCGCGTTAACATTAGATGATATTAACACAGAAATGAAGGAACTGTATAGTGCAGAAAATCGGAAAATACTTGCAGATCCAACACACTCAAAGAATAAGTCCATTTCCGATAGGATTTTGCAATTGAGTGAATTGAGAGTTAAGCTCCAGGGAAAGGCTTAACAATAGGATAACCCATTTGGGCCCTAATATATTAATTTCTCAGCCCTCTCATAGTGAGAGATAAGCACTTGAACTTAAAATTGAAACTATAAACAAAAGGAAATTTAAACATGAGTTTAGGTGGAGTTTGGAGTGATGCTTATAAGGACGTCTTTAAGGAGACCTTTGAGCATGAAATCCAGGATAAAGGAGATAGACTATTTCGACTTTTTCCAAAAGAAATGATGTCTGGTAATAAAACCTATTTTACTAAAATGGGTGCAAAATCAGCTACATTAAAAACAATTAGACTTCAAAAACGTGAAACTGCAAGTCCAACATACGAACGTCGTTTTTTACAACAACGTTTAATTGAATTCGCGGAAGCTATCGATATTGAAGATCTAATTAAAAATATTGCTAATCCGGAATTTGATATTATCCAAGCAGCTCTAAAAGAATTCGGACGTCAACGTGATGACCTTGTATTTAGTGCTCTCGTAGGTAATACCAATGTAGAGACCAATGGAACGGCCACACCGACAGGTTTGAGCTTGAAAGTAGCTGTTGATGATCATACATATTCTAGTGGATCTGGTTCAGTTGGATTAACAGTATCTAAAATTAAAAAGGCTGAAGCACGTCTAAGAGAGAATTATGGATATGATGGCACAAAACGCCTCATTCTAATTGCTCCTTATGCACAAATTATGAATCTTACTCAAGATGATCAATTTGTCAGTGGTGATTACAGATCTAAAAAACCACTAGAGGGTCCAGGAATTGTACGTAATGGTAGCGGCTTCCTTGATATCGACATGGTAGCGTTCGAAAGAACGGGCGTAGACTCTAACGGCGACGAAAGGGCCTTTTTGGTCACTGAGGATGCACTAAAAATTGGAGTTTATCACCCACTTAAAGTTGAAGTCTTTAAAGATCAAACTTTAATGGGATCACCAAACACAATTGCAATGTATGAATCTATGGGTGCTGTTCGAATGGACGAGCTCTTAGTTGCTGAAATTGCATGTGCTGCAATATAATAAAAGGAGTAATATAAAATGGCAATAGTAAAATCAGATGTCATGATTGATGCTCTTAATTTAGATACACAGGCCGAAAGAGGTCTAGGATCATGTGTGAGAGGTTCCAGTGGCGTAGTTGCTACAGGAGGAGCCCTTGCAAATAATGACGTTCTAGTCTTTTTTGAAGTTCCAGTGGATGCCTTAATAGATTCGGTCATACTAGCGTCCGACGATCTAGGAACTACTGGCGACATCAATGTTGGAATGTATCCAGGATTAACAGAGCTAAAACGACTAGGAAAACTCGATGCAACTGGCACCCTATCTATTACGGATGCGGATGCTGTTGATGAAGATGCCCTAGGATCAGCAATTGATGTGAATGCTGCAGCTGTAGCACCAACAGAAATTCGCTATGAAACCAAAGGCATTGAGACAATTAATCAGAAAGCTTGGGAATTGGCAGGACTTTCCTCCCGCCCAGCATATGAGAATTTTCTCATTGGTGTAACACTTTCAGAAGCCTCTACAGCTGCTGGAGATGTAACTCTTCTAGTTAAACATCGACTTTAGAGTGCAATAAATATAGGGGCCTCCAAGCCCCTTACTTTTACAAGGATATAATATGGGACGTATACGCAACTTTCTTAATAATTTTAAAAAGCAAGCCTCGTTTAAAGAGTTGGCTATGCGTGCCCTATTAGATCCTAATGATACGACTGTAAAATATGTCCAGAAATTCGGACAAAATATTGATATTGATACCGCGGCATCAGAGGACATTTGGTCCGTTGGTGGAAATCGGTCTTACCTAACCTCCGCCGAACAATTAAATATAGTGTCAACATCCACCAATGATACAGCGGCCGGAACGGGAGCCCAACAAGTAATTATATCGGGCATTGATGCTGACTATAATGAAATTTTCGAATTTATTACCATGGATGGCACAACTAAGGTTTTAACCACAAATAGCTATTTAGATATTTTTCGTATTGTAGTCTTTACTGCCGGCTCATTAGAAACCAACGATGGAAATATAACAGCAACATCAGCCGGCACTACTACCCTCCTGGCGCAAGCCACAGCCGGTGATTCTATTACCCAAATGTCCCATTATACTATTCCTGCGGGATATACGGGATTTATTATGACTGAAACCTTCTCAGTCTACCAGGCCGATGGGGCCGGAGCACGACAAGGGGAAATTGATTTTTTTCGTAAAAGGTCCCGGCAGTTCTGCTTGGGTAAAAGTTGGAGTTAAAGGTATACGTTCGGGAACACATACTAAAAATTGGGATATGCCGCTTATTGTTCCTGAAAAAAGTCGAATTAAATATAGAGGCATTGCTGGGCAAAATAATACATCAATGTCTGTACAGTATGAAATTTTATTAGTTAAAAAATCGGAGTTATAACAAATGGCCAATTCAGTAGTAGAAATATGTAATGCAGCTTTATCAAATATTAAGCAGAGTCCTATTAGTGCCTTAAATGATAGCAATGATAAAGAGCGCCAATGTAAGATTCTATATCCATTTATACGGGACCGTCTACTGAGATCCCACACATGGAATTTTGCCGAGAAAAGGCGGGTATTAGCGGCCTCTGCAGAAACTCCCCCGTTTGAATTTGATCATTATTATATTTTACCGGCCGATTGTATTAGAGCTCTCCGCCTTTATGGCACCGAATGTCCTTTCCGAGTAGAAGAGGGCACGCTATTAGCCACCGATGCCGATACGGCCAATTTAATCTATACAGCGCGCATTGAAAATGTTGCACGCTTTGATCCGGTCTTTACAACTACTCTAGTTTATATGTTAGCGGCGGAACTAGCCATGGTACTACACAGTAACAACCAACTGGCCGATAGACTTCGCAATCAAGCTGAAGCGGAGCTCCGCATGGCAAAAATGTATGACGGTCAAGAGGGCACTCCCTACAAACGCCGCTTAAAACGTAGTTGGCTAGATGCCCGTAGATATAGGTGGAGATATTAAATGTCACGCGTAACTTATTATTATAGTAATTGGGCATCAGGGGAATTATCTCCTATAGTGTTGGGACGATCAGATTCGGAAGTTTTTCGTAATGGCGCCCGCACGATTGATAATTTTCTCCTAAATACTCAAGGCCATTTAGAGCGCCGACCCGGGACAAAATATCTAAATGTCGCTACAGACCTACTTAAGCCTAAATTAATAACATTTAAACATTCAAGCGGCTCTAATTATATTCTTGAGTTTTCCAATTTAAAATTCCGCGTATATAAAGATGGAGTTTTATTAGGCGCCCCCTATGAAGTGACCACTCCATATAGCACCTCCGATCTCGTCAATATTGACTTTGATCAATCTGGAGACATTATGTATCTCGTACACCCCGATTATGCGCCGCGGCAATTGTCGCGTACAGGCGACACTTCTTGGACCATTACAGAAGTGGATTTTGATTGTGCACCCATGTATCCAGTAGACGACGCTACATATGGCCGGACAGAAGATCTTGGTAATACTGGGGTCCAAATTTCATCTATATCTGCAAACACTTTAGGCGCATCAGCCACTCTAGTGGTTAGTAGTTCCCTCTTTGCCGCAGCCGACGTAGGTAAATTTATGCGCATTAAAAATTTCACGGCAGATCCCGACTCGGAAGCCAACGCCACAATATCCACCACACAAACAACGGAAGATGTGAAGACGACGGATGGTGCATCTTCATCTGGATATAGTAGTAGTCCAACACTATATATAAATCAACCAGACGTATTTGTTAAATTACCAAAAGTTACAACATCCACACGAACCACACCCTATTCGACAATTGTCACTACAACAACACGTACCTATACTGGAGTAACTGGCAGCTCATCTGTAGGTAATCCAGAAAATTCTGTTTCCGGAACCACATATACCGGCTCAGTAATTACCACAGAATCCGTCACAGTGACAGGAAATGAAACCGAATCTTGGGGCCTGGTAAAAATTACCGGCTATACAAATGCCACAACAGTTACAGTGGAAATTATTCGCCCTTTGTCCTCCACAAATTTCCATTCCAGTCAGCAATGGCAAATGAGCCGCTTTGGTCCCAACACAGGATACCCCTCTAAAGTTGCCTTCCACGAGGGTAGATGCTTCTTTGCCAATGTAGGCACGGAACCCAATCTATTAATTGGCTCAAAATCCAATGACATAACGGACTTTGAAAATGGCGAGGGCGACGAGGGAACCCTAACCGCCGCCTCAGCCCTCGACTTTAAGTTGACAGAAGTTAATACCATTCAGTGGCTTTCACCTTCTCAACGCCTCATTATAGGGGCTACCAACGGTGTTTATTCTATTAGTGGAACAAATCAATTGGGAATTAATCCCTTAAATCCTCCTATATTTAGACGTATAGCGGAAACTCCTTGCTCAAATGTTAGACCTCTGTTTATGCAAGGGACAACTTTCTATACACATAGTGATTCCAAACGTGTTGGAGGTATTATTTTCCGTCAAGGGGAATTTAGCGGTTTCGACTATCGCGATATGACTCTCCTATCAGAGCACCTATTTAAAGATGGTGGTATTGATGATTGGTGTATACAAGAAGATCATATATGGGCAATTACTACAGATGGCCAAGTAAGGACACTTACATATAATGAAGAATTGGATATTAGAGGCTGGTCAAGACATACCTTTAATAATGCCACGGTTAATGCTATAGCTGCCATTAATGATATGGATATCTATTTTGCTATTGGAAGAACCATTAATGGTGCAGGAGTTCAATATATAGAACAATTAAATGAAAAAACTCGATATTTAAATAAAGAAGATATGGTTCATGTAGATTGTTCATTTACATATGATTCGACGGCCACGTCGACCATTACAGGCCTTAATCATTTAGAGGGTGAAACTATTGATATTTTAACTGATGGAGCAGCCCACCCTCAAGTTGAAGTTTCAGGCGGCTCAGTCAATTTGACAAGTGATGGTTCGGTGGTACAATTAGGTATACCATTTGAATCTGTCTTACATACGACAGCAATGCCAATTGGAAATAGGCGTGGCTCAAATGAATCACGGAAAATTAGTAGTCATGAAGTAGGATTAAAAGTTTATAATACAAATGGCGCAAGAGTTTTAGTGGGATCTAGTAGTGAAAACGAAGTTCTTTTCAATGAAAATCAAGTCTATGGCGAAGGTCCGGATTTAAAGACCAATATGATTGTAGACGGATTAGTTAGTAATGATGTATTTGATTTGGAAGTTATCGTAAAATCATCAAGGGCATTACCCATTACCTTATTAGGTGTTGCAGTAGATGCTGAAGTATCAGAAGTTTAAATAAGGAGAAGATAATATGGTAGGAATTCCCGGATTTTATACCTCAATAAGTAGGTTTGGACCTATTCGACATGGTTTGAGAAACGAAACCAGTGCTGATTTTGCGATTGAAGGGCCTAACACTAGAAGATTTCGTGCAAGAAATGCACAAATTGCAACGGACGTAATTAACGCTCAACGTGCATATTCGGATGCTTCAACACGTCAAGCGAACCGAATAGAAAGGGCGCGCATTCAAGCCAGTGCAGCGGCTACCGCAGCCGGCATGAGAGCCTCAGTGGCGGCAACCAATTCAGCGCGTTTATTGGCAGAATTCTCCAGCGAAAGAGCTCAAAGGGCAGCATTGCGGACTAGACAGGCCGATCAGGCCCTTGGACAGGTTTCGGCAGGATTTGGAGCTTCAGGCGTCACGAGCATTGGAGCCATCCAAGAACAGCAACGGCAAAATGCTTTAGCAGGTACTATTGCGGAATCTCAAGCTAATCAACGTCAAGAAGGTATTTTAGCAGGCGCACGTTCTGCAATTCAAGGAGCGCTAGCAACCGGCGTTCAAGCGGCCGGATCTCTCCGAGCAGCTTCAATAAAAGACCCGATTAGCCGACGTGAAGTAAATCGTGTAAATTCGATTCGACCGGATCTAATAACAATAGGATCTGGATCAGGAGCTGGTACCTTTAGGGGTCCTAGTATTTCGATCAATGGACGCGCCCTAGAGGCTCAAAGTTCATATCTGCTTGGCCAGAAAGGTGGTAAGAGTGAAGGAGGCTTTAGATTATAAATGGCAGGTTTTAATGATCCTTTAGAGGCTGGAAAATTACTCAATCCACTTATGGAAGAGGCGGGATTAAATCCTAATATGCCCCTGACAAACTCAGAAGCCCAGTTACAACATATTAAATTTTCTACTTTCCTGCGCGATAAAAATGAATTTACCCCCGAACAGCGTTCTGAAATTGTACAAAAATATACATCTTATACTAGTGAGTGGCAATTAAGGGGAGAGGATGCGGGAAATAATCAACGTTTAGCTCAATATAATAATTGGGCAGCTAACTTTGAGGCGTCAGAAAATCAAAAAAGGCAAAAAATATATAATCAACAGCTCAATGATGCACATATAAAGGCTGTAGAACAAAATATGGCCGAAATTCAAAATCAATTAATTGATAATCCGGATCTATATGGTGAACTTTCTAAAAGCGCCATCGACATGATTAATAAATCGCCCATTAGTGATGAGGTCAAACAAAAAGCCATAAATTCAACTCAGTATAAAATGGCTGATGCAACTTTCTCAAGTTTACTTCAATTAGATCCAAAAGCGGCCGATCAGTTTGCTTCTGATAATGCTGCTATATTTGGTAAGAAAATTGTAGCAACGCGCGTAAAGGCTAAAAAAGCCATGGCGGCAGCCGAAAAAGCCAGTGCCAGTCTAAAAAAAGCTGAAATTAAGGATGAATTGTTAGGTTTAAATTTAGATCAAATTCAAACTTTAAGTAGCACCAAGGGCACTCAGGGAGAGGCCGCACGAGAAGTGTATCAAGATATACGAGAAAATAATGTTGATGCTGTAGCGGAACAATTACCTCCTCTAAATTTCAATCAAATTGAGACTTTAGAAGATCGATTTGCTGCTGTAGCGGAAATTCAAGAGACGCTCTCCACAAAACAAAATCCTCTAGATTTAGATATGTTAACTAGTGGTGATATAAAGGGCATTAAAGATCAACTTGCAAGAGGTCAGGGTGGACGTTTAGCAGCCTTTTTTGCTAACTCTCCAGATGCAATTAATCAATTAAATAGGGAACTTCCCGCTTTAGGTTTAGCCGCGAAAGTGCACAATTCTGATCCCGAATTAGCGGCCCTTGCGGTTAGGGCGGCCAGTATGGTGGGAGGCACTTCGGAATTTTCAAATATGGAATTGGCCACTATTGCCCCCTATGGCTCGGAAGCACTTAATAGTCAGTTGAGGGCGCAACTGCGTGCTCTAGGTAAATTGGAAGATCATGCTGGTTTAGATAATATGGCGCGGCGCGCGGCTAATATTGGAAAAGTGGGCACAGGCCTATTTTCGTCCTATGAATTGCCTTTACCTAATCGAATGAATGGCGGCCGTTTTAAAACTATTATATCGGAAGTCTTTAAAAATGCAGATCGCATGAAAAAAGTATTAAATGATAAGCCACTCGGAGGTTTTACCCCCATTGAGTTTGAGGATGTGGAACTTGTGGCCGAAGGTAATGATGTTTATTCCATTACAAAAGATGGTGTGCATTTACAAACTGAAGCGGGGAAAAAATTACTCTTAGACTTTAAAAAGGTTATGGATCAATGATTATAGATGATACTCTTCCGGGAGGTAAAGGCCTCGCAATTACTGAAGTGGATATGCCTTCGGATGTGGGCTATGAATTATCTAAAAAAGCCACTAAAGCCGGCTTTGCACCTGTTTACCAAGCCAAAATTGCTAAAGAAACCATTACAAACAACTTAAGTGACGAAAAAATAAAAGCATCAGGCATGAGTGTTGAAGCTTTATGGTCTTTAATACAAGGGGGCGGTCCAGAAAATGACTCTATAGCGGCATCAGCTCGCGATAAATATTTGAAAGAATATAGGCAGTTGGAATCTAAAGGTATTGATCTTGATGAATTAAGATCTCGTTATGAGGCGCGTTTAAAGACAGAGCGTGAACTTATAGAAGATCCGCGAATTGCCACCTCTGATGCACTATTAGGTGGCTTGGTGGGATATATAACTGACCCAGTAAATGCTTCCGTTAACTTAGCTGGAGTTTTGGCGACTATATCCAGAAAAGCACTTACTTTAGGTGGGAGGGTAGTTGCTGGCGCAGTGGAAAATATGGCAATTGAAATGGGCTTGATGTCGGCGGTAGATAATACTGTGGAAGAAAAAGCTAAAGCCGTGGGAATTGCAGGGGCTGTAGGTGGTGCCCTACCTGTCATTGGAGCTGGCGTGAGGGCGGCCTTTACTAAAAAGGCGGCTGCAGCCTTAAATACAAATAATGCTCGTACTATGGCTAAGGGTTTAAGGGAGATTGTTAAAGATGCTCCTTCTAATGAAGCTAAAGAAATGATTGGCCGGACAGCGGAAAAATTAGAGCGTTTGGGAGGGCGATCTGATCAAGCCTTTAATATTATTGCTGAATTAGAGACTAATTTAGCTAAGCGTTCGCCTAAAAACCAACGCCTTGCCGAGCAATTTTATGTAGAAATGGGCAGCACCAAAATTATAGGGCGCACTCAGCAGGAATTATTTGATAATTTACGAAGTACATTGGCCCGATCGGAATTTTCCGAAGAGATGGTCGAGGAATTAATTGAAGATTTACGAGTTCAGCCTTTAGTGGGCGAATTTGATACCTATCGTATAGTTAATCGCGCCTCAAGTGGTCGAAAACAGTCTTATGTGGACCTACAGGGCAATAAAAAGACTTTACAGGTTAAATCCAAGCCAATGATTTATAACACCGCTGAGGAGGCTTCTAAGGGCCTTAAAAAGGCTAACCTGGATTTTGAAGCTGAGGTCGTACAAATGAATAATGGTAAATATGCAGTGGTGACCGGGTCAGATACTGTAGAACCTCTTGGAGGCACTAGAGGATTTCCCACTAAAGAGGCCGCAGAAAAAGAACTATTAGAATATGCCCATAGATATGGAATTGATCCGGAAGAATTAACAACCGATGTGAGACCTTCCTTTTCAGATAAATATGATGTGGATCATGTAGTGGTACACCGCACTCCAGTACGTAAACCTCGGTTACGCGAAGATGGTACTGTCACAGCTCTCGACAATTTAACTATGAAGAAAGAGAAAATAGTTGAGGAGAGTGTTGACAATGAAATGACACAGCGCGTGCGTAGTTTAATAAAACAACCAGATCAGTCACTACCTGAAGTATCTAAAGGGCTTGATCAATCAATTCTAGACCGACGCACGGCGGAATTAGATAAATCTCTCTTTAAAAAATTTAATGCGGCCCATAAAGAAAAAGTCGACATTTTTGAACAATTAAAGGAATGCATATAAATGGCAATTTCATGTATAATAGAAAAAATTGAACAAGGTTTGATCCCCGAGAATGAGGGAAAAAAGCTCCTTCGACGTGCAGAGGCTATGAAGGGCATGTATGATGGACCGGATTCAGAGAAGTTGGCAGTACGAGGCCTCTTAAAATCTTATGAGCGCGAAGTGGCTGCTGCAGCTTTGGAAGCGAGGCTAGCTTTAGAGGCGGCATCATCATTTAAACGAGAAATTGGTAAACTTACTCCAGAAAATATTAAAACGCGCATGACACAATTTATTGGTCAAAAATTTGAAGTGTATCGAAAAGATGCGGCCGAACAGCCTTTAGGATTCTTACGCGAGGCTATGGCTAAAATAGATCTGGATGTAGACGATATATCTACTGTTGATCAGCTAGCTCTTGTACGTGACATGTTTGGTGATAAGACAGCTCGGAATAGCTCAATTTCCACATTGGGACGCGCCCTTAAAGACGTTATCAAGTTTCAACGCAAGCAAATGAGAGGGGCCGGTTTACCAGTGGCGGATCTACCAGAGGGCGCTTTACCAGTCTCATTACGTCCAGGTAAGCTCATGACTACAAGTGAGGATGATTTTGTTGCAGCCTTTCAAAATGCCGACGCAGCCTTTTTGGTTGAAAATGTACCATTTATGTCTGAAGTAGGTAATTTCGACGAATTTATACGCCTCTATTATAATGTACTAAAAGGGGGCGCTTCTAGTTATGTGCAAGAATTTGTTGAAAAGGGATATTCATTTACACCTGCGGAAATGGTCGCTTTTGTTCGAGGCAATACAATAGCACGCTCTATAGATCAATATCAAGCATTAAATAAAGCCTTTAGTAATGGAAAGGGTGATATTATAGAAGATGTGGTAAGCGTGGTTAGGGAGAATGCGTCCGCGGTGGGCCGCAAGCACGCTTTTGGTAATCCACGGCTATATAAATAGGCGCTGCAAGGAGAGGTGAAATCTCAAGGCCTCCTATCGCGGCCTGTACAAGGTTATATTGATGACAATTATGATTTTATAACGGGCAATCTGGACTATTATGCCTATAATGAGGAAATCTTTTCTCTAGGGCGAGTGTCGTTTCGCCCCTCATACCTTTTTAATACTATGAAAGCCCTCTCATCAGTTAAAACGGCGACTGGAGCGCCCGTTGGAGCGGCCTTTACTGATCCCGCCTTCTCATCGGCGGCCTTGCAAAATATTGGATTGAAAACTGAAGGTTCTATAATGTCAAGCCTCTTTAATCCTGAACGTCTACTAAATGCTCCCAAGGAGGAAGTGGGTCTATATGGGTTTCAATTGCGCAGCTTGAGTGATGAAATTCTGGACCTCAGCCGTCATATGCAGGAAGGTGCCGGATCCTCACAAGTCGATAAGTGGGTGCGTTTTGTATCGAAGGTATCCCTAACCGAGCGATTTACTCGTAATAATCGCCGCTTCCTTCTTAAGCAAGTGGGACTGGAAATTGCAAACCTAAGTGACGCCACTTGGGATGATTTACACCCTAACACGCAGCGCTATTTTAATATTGCTGGACTATCTCCAACGGACTGGGATGAAATTCGAGCAGTGAAATGGCAGGCTAACTCTAAAGGTGTTAAAGTGGCTTCACCTTGGCAGTTAAATAAAGCTGGACGTCCCGATTTAGCCCGTAAACTAAATGCTTTCTTTCAATTAGGGCAGGAGATCGGAGTTCCCACTAACGGCGTTGCCAAACAAATCTATTTAAAGCAGAAACTCAAAAATGCCAGCCCATTGGAGGCGGCTTGGTGGCAATCAATATTTACTTTTAAAGGCTTTACTAGCTCAGTATGGGAAAATCATATGCGTACCGCCATTCGCGCCGGCGATAGCCGTGCAGTATATGCTCAGACCTTAGGGGGCCTATTTATATTAGGAATAGGTCAAGAAGTGCTTGAAAATGCCTTTGAGGGGCGCACAACCAACATGAAAGATCCTAAAACCTATATGGAAGCCTTTATTAAAGGGGGCGGCCTTAGTGTATTTGGCGACTTTATTAGTCCTGCGTGGCGCGATTGGCAAACTTTAGATAGATTATCATCCTCACTATCTACAGGGGTTGTATTGGGAACGCTACAAGATTTTGGTCAAGCTCTATTTAAAGCCGGAAAAGAGGCTTCAAAAGGTGGGGATACGAAACTGGCGTATGATCTCTTTAAAATTGCGAATGGCTATAATCCACTGGCCACTACGTGGTACACAAAAGGCCTCTTCGAAGAGCACGCTGCAAAATATATTCGCCAACTATTAAGTCCCCGCGATGAACGCCGCCGAGAACAACGTATAAAACGCCGCATGCGTAAAGAGGGAACTCGCCCCTTATTTGACAACTAACAAAACCGTTATATAATAATTGTAGGACACCTTTATAGTTAAATTATAACATAAATTATTAATTAAGTCAAGGAAAAAATATCATGACCATACCAGTCGATTCCGACACAAGAACGTCGCAGATAGGAAATGGAGTCACAACTGAATTTACAGCTACATTTAAGATATATGATGAAAAGCATATTACAATATATGTAGATGGATCTAAACAAACTATTAGTACTGATTATACTGTCTCTGGAGTGGGAGATCCTGAAACCACTATCACCTTTCTTACGGCGCCTACATCTGGAGCTGAAATTGTTATGGTTCTTACTGTACCTATTGAACAATCATCGGACTTTGTGGATGGGGAAAGATTTAGTGCTGAAACCGTAGAGCGCGCTCTTGACTTACGAACACAAGTGGATTTACAACAAGAAGATGAAAATGCGCGTTCCCTTAGACTTAACCCAAGTGATTTAACTGATACATCCGTAGCATCTCTGATATTACCCTCTAAAGCTGAACGGGAAGGTAAATTCTTAAGTTTTGATAGTAATGGCGGCATTGCCATGAGTTCTACCAATTCCGATACAGTTACTCCCCTTGATTCTGCCGACAACGAAGTGGTCCTATTTAGTGGGACTTCAGGTAAGATTTTAAAGAGGCCTGGAACGGAGTACCTCGTATTGCCTCAGGGAACGTCAGCAGAGCGTGGAAGTCCATCTAGTGTATCCTTAAGAGGTAATACATCAAACAACACCCTTGAGGCCTATTTAAATGGCTCCTGGACAGATATTAGAACGGGACAAGAGTCCTTTGATACAGTTGCTGCTGTTCAAGCGGCTTCTATTAATGAAAGTATTAATATAATTGATATATTAGGACATACAACCAGCACTGACGGAGGCGGAGCGAGATATGTACGTGTTGCGTCTGAACCAGCTCATGATGGAAAAATTCAAGATGCTGCATCTAATTGGTGGGAAATTAGAGAACCATCTCTTAATTTTCTAATGTTTGGAGCGGATTCTAGTGGAACGGCCGATGCCTCTCCTGAAATGCAAACTTGCTTAGATGTAGCAGCTGCTATTGATGTTGAAGTTTTTAATAAGACGGGAATTTTTCGTATTGATACCCCCCTTGAAGTGCCGGCTAATATAACAATTCGGGCCACAGAGGATGTGACCTATAAAAGTAATGTGGCCACATCAGAGCCAATGTTTCTCAATGGTACATATGGAGGTACCTACACAGCGCAATCGGCCAATGGTAATATTAAAATGATCGGTGGGAATATGGATGCTAATGGTCAAAATGTTAATTGTATTGCCTTTGCGCAAGCTAAAGATATTCTTATCCAAGATATTATTTTTTATGATCTAGTTGACGTGCATTTTATTGAAGTTAATGCCATTACTAATGCACGCATTGAAGGTTGTACATTCAGAGATATGAACGAAACAGGTTCTAGATCGTATACAGAAGCCATTAATGTTGACTTCTTCGGTGCCGTAAACCAATTTCCACATTTTAATGCGGCTTCTGCCGATGGCACTGTGTGTGAAAATATTCAAATTATAAATAATTATTTTGAAAATTGTCTTGTTTCCATTGGAGCCCATGGATATACGGCTTATGGAGATGGTACAGAGGCTACAATGTCGAAAGACATTCTTATTAAAGGTAATACACATGTCAATAATGGTGTAAATGCTATTGGCCCTAGTTCTGACGTCATTCATATTGATGGATTCTTTAATACTATTATTGAGGGCGAAACTGGCCGAAATGGCGCTGTTAATTTTATTAAAATTGATGAAAGTATTAATTGTAGCATATCTAATTGTTCTATAGATGATTTTACTTCTGGCAACATGGTATTCTTAGCCGGCAGTGCTTCAATTCCAATTCAGAATACCTCTATATCAGGTTGCTCTGCCCGGAATATTTTAGACGTGGTTAATGTATTTCGTGCCAATAGATTATCAATAACTGGCTGTACTGGGGAAACGATTCGTAATGGAGTGCAAGCAACACTATCAGATGATGTCACCATTAGTGGAAATACCTTTAATGATTGTTCGAGAAGTGGTATATATGTGTATACAGGATGCGACCGCTTTAGTATTACCGGAAATACAATTCGAGATACAGCTGAGGCAATCGTAGATTTAGATATAGCCCTTTTCACTTTATGTGGAAATACACTTTCAGTGCCAGGGGCGTCTAAAGATGTTATAAGATTAGATAGTTGCACCAATGGGATGATTGCCAACAATATTGCAAATGGGGGATCAGTTGCCGCCGTAATCTACGTGACTGGATCTACGACTGACACTTCCCTTCTAGGTAATATGTTTGCAGGCGCGGCAACAAATTCAATCCTCATTGATTCTGGTTGTGATGACATTTTATATGATCAAAATCGCTTTCTCGGATCATCAACTTTAACTGATAATGGTTCCAACAGCGTTGTTGGCACTAACTGGACAACTTAAAGGAGAGTCATAATGTTACCAGCGCTAATACCAATTTTAGGGGGCCTTGTATCTAAGGTGGTAGATAAGGTTTTACCTGGAGACTCGGAAGAGGCCCGCTTACGTAAACTGGAAATTGAAAGCTCTCTCATTAGTGAAATTGCCAAATTAAATATGAAGCAGTTGGAAATTAATGCCATTGAAGCCGAAAGTAAGACTTTTTGGAAGTCTGGTTGGCGGCCAACCGTTGCATGGATGGGCGTCTTTGCCTTAGGATTTACTTATTTTCAACCATTTATTAATTGGATATTATTACAACTGCAATTACCGCCCCTTGAGGGCTTTGACCCCACTGCCCTAGTGACAATTTTAATGTCATTACTTGGGCTTGGTGGATATCGAACTTATGAAAAATTTAAGGGGATTGCCAAGTGAGTAAAAACAGAGTAACTACACAGGAATTATATAGGGAAATAGATAAACTACAAATTGAAGTCCATACCTTACGTGCCGAGTCATTAAGAGAGATGTTAGAAATAAAAGATGACATGCGCGATATAAAAGCTATCGCGGTTAGGGTGCGAGATTTAGAGGGCTTTAGATCTTATACCAAAGGAATTTCGGCCTGTGTGGCCTTTATATTGCCCATTTTATTCTGGATATCGAGGTATTTTCAATGAGTAAAAAAGTCGCTACAATTTGTACTGCAGCGGCTTTTATTTTATCTTGTTTGACCTTTTTACTTATTTTTTCAATTTTAATAGCGCCCGTTATTCAATTTTTTATGATGATTGTCTCATAATGGTCATTTATGATACTTTTATCATCTGAAAAACCACATTAAATTAGGTTTGATTTTATTCTCCTGTTGATATTCCTTTAAGGTTACCATACCATATCTTAGACCATCAATAGGTGCAAATCCAGACATATCATTACCTTCCCCTATTGCAAGAACGCCAACTAATTGACCATCATTAGTGAAAACGGCGGATCCACTTGTGCCCCCTTTTATATATAAAGAAGATCCGTGAATAATACTACCTCCTTGAAATAACAATCTACTAAAAACCGTTAAAGATCTCACCTGTAGAAATTGTAAAGCGTCAAAACCATTAGTACCTAAAATATATACTTTATCCCCTTTTCTAAGTAATCCACTAGTACTAATTTCTTCAGATTGTAATTTAATATCAGGATTGTGCGATTTTTTACGTAATAAAGCTAAATCATCGGTTTTATGCACCTTATGTACGACATATTCTTCAACACGTAATTTTTCCTCCTGCTTGAGATCTTGAACTTGAATGCGCTGGTTTTCCTTCCCTTTTAAGTCAATGCAATGTCTAGCTGTCAAAACTAGGTCATTTTTTAATTTAAAACCTGAGCATGTTGAGCTACCTAGTGAAAATATTTTAACCACACGATCCACCGGTAGGGTTTTGAGTAGTTCTTTATTTTGATCATGTACATTTAATATTAAATTCGCCTGTACTGAATTAATCATTAAAAATAAAATTAGTAAGAAATGTTTCATAATATTAAAAATCCTGCTATAGTTATGAGAGTTACAATGCCAGCAACCTCCAGTTGATCCTCTAATAGTGCTAACAAAGCTAAAAGAGATGTAATTATTAAAAATACTGCCATATTAAAATTATTCCTTCTTTATATTAATATAATATCATAAATCATCGTCCTCTTGCAAGTCCAAAGTGGCAATGTGCTCCATAAATTCGTCGACATTTTTAAAAATTTTATCTTCACTTAATATATCAATTGCCATTAAGAGTGAGCAAGCAGCATGAGCTATATGTAATAGACCACTTTCGTCATCATATAGGCTCTCCTCTACCTCGCTGTAGTGGACCGCCTTTAAATGCTTATCTATGTGCCGCTGAGCCGCCACAACGAGCGAATCGGCCGTCACAGTGCCATTAAGATAATTAAAGGGCCCCCCTTGCGGATATTTTTTATTGCCAAATTCCCTAACCCGTGCAACGGCCTCCTTACCATGTATTGGAACTAAATCAAGTCGTACTTTATCTTTTGTATCTTTTGTCATATTTATTCTCCCATAATTTTATCTGCCAATCCATATTGTAAAACGGCTTCTTTTTCTAACCAGACATCTTTTTCCATATCGCGCTTTAATTTCTTAACATCTTGTCCAGTAGCGTCCGCCAATAATTCATGTAGACGTTTATTTAATTTTTGAGTTTGACGGAAGCTTACTTCCATTTGAGAGGCTCGTCCACTGGTACCAGAGCTCACTTCGTGAATCATTACTTGGGCATTTTTAGTAATGTGGCGATTTCCTTTTTTAGCACCGCAAGCTAATAATACAGCCCCCATAGATGCAGCTAAACCATAAGCCACCGTCATAGTCTCCCGTTTCATGAGTTGAATGGTATCTAAAATGGCTAAGCCACTCACTACACACCCACCGGGTGAATTAATATTGATCACGACGGGGGATTTACTTTTCTTGGAATCTAAAAATAATAACTGTTTAATAACGTGGTTAGCTGTTGCCGGTCTAATGGCCCCTTCAATACAGACAATATTCTCTTCTAATAATTTCGCTTCTAAGCTAATATTACGACCATTTTCAATAATATACAT